CTATATCAAGTTGAGCTCTTAAGTCTAATTTTTCTCCAGATGGAGTGTATTGAGGATATGAAAAGTGGATTGTTCCTCCATTTGCTGCTTTATCACTAGCATGTATATCACCTCCAGTACTATTAATTTTATTAACAATTAAACGTATTAAAGCATTAGTTTGAATTGCTTCATCAGTAGCTGTACGAGATGATTTCTTTAATTTTTCATATAAAGAATCATATTCATTTTGATTAATACCCCAACCATCAGTATCAGCTTTTCCATCTTTAAACAGATATTCTGATGAGTAAGCTAAATCAACATCTCCTGATTTAGGTTTACTACCAGTTGATCCTAACCAGTTACTTTTATCAGTTAATGGGGTTAATGTTGATTTTTTGTTAGGAAAAATTTTACTTAAATCACTAACAAATTTTTCAATTGTAGGTTTAATATTATCTAATACTATATCTTGGGCATCAAATTCTGTACCTTTAAACACATTTCCACCTTCGTCAATAAGAACCTCACGCAGTAGCTTTATTAAAGAAATCATCCTTGAGTTTTCTCATAAATATTAGGGTCTAGTTGAATCTCAATAGGAAATTGTTCAGAAGATGGTTTTGGGTTAGGATACTCAAGTTTAAATAACTCATGTATAGAATTAAATAATTTTAAGTTTTCTTCAAAAGTACGTGTTGGCTCATATATTTCCCATCCTTTACCTTGAATTTTATCTCCTTTACCTTCACCACGTTTAGAAGATTTTAACCAGATAATACCTGTTTTTTCTATTTTTTCTTCAAATGTTTCATTCCAGGCTTGAGCATAAGCTGCTAATTGTAAATCCATAGATGTATGGATTGAATTTGAAGTTTTAATATCTAATAACCATCTAACATTATCAATTTCAACAACTAAGTCGCATGTTCCAGCGTATTTATATTGATCTGAGAATAGGTGGATTTCACTTTCAATCAAAGTGGGTTTATAAGTTGTCCAAAAGTCATGGAATTTAAGAATTAATTTCCAAACATCCATAGAGTAATTAGAATATCCTTCTTCATTTAACCATTGAATTTTTTCTCCTTTAAGGTATTTTTCAATAGCATCATGTACTTGAGTACCTTCATCAGCAGCTTTTCTAGCTATAACATCAGCATTATGTCCTACATCTTTAAGCCAAGTTTCAAAAAACTTACCTTTAGGCATAAATTGCAATATGCTTGTTACTGAGGGGTAGTAGTCTTGGTTTCGACTATAGAATCGATTATCTAAAATACTAACTCTTTTAGATGTAGGGTCTATATCTAAAATACGAGTAACACTTTTTTTATAGACATGAACATTTTTTTCAATCATACTAATTCTAGTTTTTTCTCAAATAAGTTTGAGAAGGTTAATGGTTGAGTGGTTTGAATTAATTTAGTGAAGTTTTCAAAACCCATTTCACTTGGATCTTTATCTTGTAATTCTACTAAATATACTTCTTTACCCTCGTTTAATAATTCTTCACAAAATGATAAAGCTTGTTTAATTGCGTCTTTATCTAATGCTATATATATTTTTTGTACCTGTGAGGTAACTAGTTTTTTCTTTAATTTGTCCTGGATATTTTTGCCTAATAAAGGTATTACATTACGTTTAATAGCCATCATATCAAATGGACCTTCACATAAAATGATAGGTACATTCCAGTTTATAAAAAATTCAAATGGAACAATGTTTCTTGATACATTTGGATTCTTATATTTAGATCTAGAAAATTCTTCAAATCCTCTAGAAGTAAAATAATTTAAATTACCTTTTTCATCATATGAAGGTATAACAATCATATTAGAATAATGCCCGTGCTCACAATAACCAATTTGATATTTTAGTATATCATATTTAGTAATACCACGGCGTTTTAGGTAGGCTAAAGCGCGTCTACCAATGAGATTATTAGATGTCACATCAGTTAACGGAATAAATTCTTCAGGTAATTTAACCTGCTCTAAATTAACTTCTGTATGTTCTGATTTTGAAGTGCCTACTAAGGAATGTAATGCTTGAAGTTTATCTAATGGTACCTCTACATGTTTAAATAAACGAGTTAATTTTCTACCTTTAGTATTACATACCCAACAATGCCAAGGATTGTCACCTTTAGCATTTGTATCCATATTAACCTCAAGTTTAGGTTTATGATGTTTACAAAATGGACAATGGTATGCTCTGTTGTTTTTAGAGGTATTTTTACCTTTACCTAAAACAGAATCTACTAAAGTTATTAATAACTGATTTACCATACATTATAATGTATGGAGGAGAGCGTTAGGAGCAAAGTCTTTCTTAAAAAACTTACCTAATACATTATCATTGTAACTATTTACAAATAATACATTATATTTACATTGATAAGCAGTTTCCCAATAGGTAAGTTCTTTTTTAGTTCTTACCATTTTAATGATTTGTCTAGTGAATGCTAAGTTACCGCTTGTTTTTATTTCAGCAAGTATTTCTTTATTAGAACCCCAATATGTAGCCCAATCAGATTCTTTTTGTACTCTTTTAGTAGTTGCTTTTCTACCAGGACCTGATTGTTCAGCTAGTTCTTTTTTAGTAAGTTTTTTCTTTATGTTATGGTAAAGACTTTTTTTACCAATGTAAAATTTACCTGTTATTGTATTTTTGATTTCATAGATAAAACCAAAACAATCTTGTGGGAAGTCTTCTATTGTTTTAAATTCTTTAACTTCCACATTTTCATACCAAAACCAATTATTCATATTTAAAATCTTAAAGTAATACTTGTTAATAATTCTGTCTCAAAAGTTTTCTTAAATGGTTTAGGAAGTTTAGCTGTGGCCATTAATACACCATCATCATTATATAAACCAATAGAAGTAATGTAAGTTTGGGGATGGTAGTCAAATTGTTTAATTCCTAAATCTCCTGTACTTCCTAAGATAAAACTAGGATTCATAGAATAATTATACTCAAAATTTCTAGCTCTAATAAAAACTTGAATAGTAGGTGTCACGTCTTCTGTTCTAAGAGTAAAATCACTAGTTCCAGGAAAACTATTTAATAGTATTAATCCTACATCTGGGAGGAATAGTCCTTGTGTTGATTTCATTCTTGAACTTCCGTATGTGAAACCTCCTCCTGGTAGGACTGCTCCTGTCACTACATTATATGCTCTACCACAATTTAGTATTCTAGGAGGGTCCATATTACTATCATCTGTGTAATTACCTATACGAAAACTACCTGGTAGTAAAGCTGATTTATAGCACCCTCTAGCTATAGATATAACTGTAAAACTAGTTTGGTTAGCACCACCCCAACTAATAGGGGTATTTTTACACCCAGTGACAATATTTTGTATTGCTTCTACTCCATTGTCTGGGCCTACATTAGCTACACTAAATTGGAGGTTTCCTGTTCCAAGAGTATAGTTAGTTACACTCATACCAGCATTTGTAAAAGGAGTTGAACCAAAACTAGGAGCATCATCAGCAAAAGTACCATCAGCATTTTTCCAACAATTATTAGTAACTATCTCATTACTAATAACAATATCATCAGGGGCTATTCTTTGTAAAGGCATATTATCTATCTAAACTTACAATTATACTCATATCTGTTGTTCTACTTGTAGGTATAGGTAAAGCTAATTTACCTACAGCTAAACATACATTATTAGAATCATATAAACCTACAGCAGATATATAAGGAGCAAAACCTGAATCTGTGACGAAATCTTCAACAACACCTCCTAAGTCAGTAGGTTCACCATCAGCGGAAGCTAAATTAGTAGGTCTATCTGTTTTTAAAATTGTTGGATTACAAGAGTAATTAAATTCATCTGGTCTGATAGTACATTTATATTGAGTTTCATAAATAGTATTAGCTGATCTAAAAGAAGCTTGGCCTTCTCTTCCATCAGTAAAAATTATCATACCATGAGAATAAATAATCCTACCAACTATTGGACCATATATATCACTATTATCTCTCATATTCCCTTCTCCATCATCAACTGCTCCAGCACAAGTAACACTTCCTGGTTTTATATAATCTCCAAACTGTGATTTAGGAATACTAATTACTGATATTTCTGCTCCAGGTCCTGTAGGGAAATTCATAGGGGCGTAAAGCCCACTTTGAATAAAATTATCAAATCTGCGAATATTTAATGAGCTTGTAAATGAAGCTTCAGGATTTGGTATACTATTACTATAATATAATTGTTTAGCAGAAGCGTAAATTAATGAAGCTGATGGGAATGGGGAAGGATTAGTTTCATCATCATCAGATCCATATGGTACATTTTTTCCTTTAAGAGCAGTACCAGTACTAAATACATTACCGCTATAAGCAACTAATGGAGATATAATAATATCTTGACCTGTTAATGATTTGAAAGCACCCATTCATTTAAAAATCTAATTTAACACGTATTAAAGCTTCTTTAGTAAAGTCTTTTTTAAGTGGTTTTGATAATTTAGCCACAGCTAATAACTCATTATTATCATTATATAAACCCATTGAAGTGATAAAAGTTTGAGGATTTTGAGCAAAATCAGGATATAAAACTAAACCTAAACTACTAGACTGGAAGAAACTAGGATTACATGAATAATTGTATTCAGCATTTCTAGCTCGTATGAATACAAAGTCTGAGGTTACAGTTTCTTGAAAATTCATGTAAAATTTATTAATTGATGTAATTAGATTATCAGCAAAAGTATTCCCAGCATTTGAAGGTGGGTTTGTTGTTATACCACAAGCTCTTGGGTTTAAAATAATAGTGCCTATATCTGGGAGTAAAAATCCGTAAGATCCATTTGTAGCGGATGAAGGCATTGTCCCATTACCAAAACTACCTGAACCTAATCTATATACTCTCCCGCAATTAAGATAATCCACAACTGTAGAAATAGCACTATTATCAGTTATATCATGAGTTACATTACCTACCCCTCCAAGGCGGAGGCGACCAGGTAATAAAGTTTGTCTATAACGAGCTCTATTAAATGTTATGGCTAGAAAGTCTACTGAGTCATATCCTGAAAAATTAAAAGAAGCTCCTTCATCTTC